GTTGGTGTTCTTCAAGAAGCAAGCAATCTTAGTGATGTTGCTGCGGCAGGGACATCAAGAACAAATTTAGGCGTTGCCATTGGTAGTGACGTACAAAGTTTTGTTTCTGCAACAGCAGGTACAAATGTTAATGGAAACAGAACCGTAAGTGCATCTGGCCCAAGTGGTGGATCTGATGGAGATATTTGGTACAAATATACATAATTTCTTATGCCAATTTATGTTAAAGATGGTGGTACTTTTCGTGAGATAAGCTCTAGTGCTGGCTCACAACTTTATGTGAGAGATGCTACTTCATTTACAAACAAAACAATTGTTAATACTTATATAAAAGACGGTGGTGTATGGAGAACAGTCTTTACTTTATTTGATACACCTACAAGTTTTACAGAAGCAGGTTCAGGTACAACAAATTTTGCTGTTCCTGCCAATGCTAACGCTATTCACATACAGCAAGCAGTTGGTGGTGGAGGAGGATCTATGAATGGTCTTGGTTATGATAAAGGTCCTGACGGTGAACAAGGAGGACGTGGCGGAGGATCAGGAGGTTATATTTCTGATAAAGTATTTACAGTTACAGGAGGAGAAACTCTTACAGCAATTGTAGGAACAGGAGGAGCTAATGGTGCAAATTCTGGTTTTAATTACACCGGTGCAGCCAACCCAGGAACAGTAACAAGTTTAAGTGGATCAAGTACTAATGCAATATTTTCTTTAGCAGGAGGTGGAGGATCCTCATTTTCAGGAGGAGGTGTTCAAGGACCTACAGCTATTCAAACTTCTGGATCAGCAGGAACTGCTACAATAGGAACTTCATTATCTACAGGTACTACAGTAGATGGTGATAACATTACAAGTTTTAATACCGGCCGTGCAGGAAGTTTTAACTCTGGAGGTAATGGTGCGGAAGGATTACCTTCAGGCGGACCTAGTAAACAGCCTTTATGTAATGGGGATAACTGTAATATTGCAGGCGCTGCGGGAGGTAACTCTTATAACGGAAATGTAGCTGGTGGAGCTGGTGGAGGCAGTGGTAGCACGGGAGGTGTAGGAAATTTTGGTTCTGGTGCTGGCGGTGGAGGAAAAGAAGCTGCTGGTAATACTGGTGGTGCTGGTGAAATGTTTTATAGATTTTTGAGGATTGCATAATGCCACTTACAAAAATAGAATTTGCTCCAGGAATAGATAAACAAAACACTGAATATGGTGCAGAAGGTCGTTGGACTGATTCAGATTTAGTACGTTTTAGATATGGATTACCAGAAAAGATTGGTGGTTGGGTTAAATTAATTCAACAAACTTTAATAGGAGTTGTAAGAGACATGCATGCGTGGTCTGATCTTAATGGAGTAAGATACATGGCCCTTGGCACAGATAGAAAATTGTATGTTTATTCAGAAGGTGCAGCATATGATGTTACCCCTATTAGAAGAACAAGTGGAAGTTTAACTAACCCTTTTACAACTACTAGTGGTAGTGCAACTATTACTGTTACAGATAGTAGTCATGGAGGTTTATCAGGAGATTTTGTAAAATTTAGTGGAGCTACTGCTATAGCAGGTTTAGATATGAACAAAGAGTTTGAAATATCAACTTACATTAATGCTAATAGTTATACAATAACCTATACAGGATCTACAGCAAATGCGTCTGCTACTGGTGGAGGTTCAAATGTTATAGCAAAATATGACATAAGTATTGGTTTATCAGAATCAGCTTATGGTTATGGATGGGGAACAGGAGCTTGGAATACAGGAACATGGAACACACCTCGTTCAACATCTACTGTTAAAATTGATGGCAGACAATGGTCTTTTGATAATTTTGGTGAAGATTTGTTAGCTACAGTTAGTGAAGGCGGAACATTTAGATGGAACACTTCTGTTGGGTTTGGTACTCCAGCTGCTATAGTTACACAGGCTCCAACAAACTCTAGATTTAATTTAGTATCCCCTGTTGATAGACATGTATTATTATTTGGTACTGAAACAATTATTGGAACTTCTTCTAGTGCAGATCCTTTATTCTTACGTTTTTCTTCTCAAGAAGATTTTCAAACATGGGTTCCAACCGCAACAAACACAGCAGGATCATTTAGAATTCAAGATGGTTCTAAAATTATGGCAGCAGCAAGATCTAGGGGAGCAATATTAGTATGGACAGATACATCTTTACATGCACTACAATTTGTAGGACCACCTTTTACATTTTCATTAAATCAAGTAGGAGCCAACTGCGGAGCAGTATCAAATCATTGTGTTAAAGATGTTAATGGTATTACTTATTGGATGTCTCAAAATTCTTTCTATATGTTTGATGGTGCAGTTAAAAAATTACCTTGTAGTGTTCAAGATTATGTATTTGGGGATTTTAATATTACCACTCAACCAGAAACATTTTGCGGTCTTAATTCAGAAAAAAATGAAATAACATGGTTTTATTGTAGTCTTAATGCTCAACAAATAGATAGGTATGTTACTCTTAATTATTTAGAAGGTTCTTGGTCTATAGGAAGTATGGCAAGAACAGCATGGGTTGATTATGGAGTATATGAAAATCCTTATGCCACAGAATATTTTACTACAGCTACGGCTACAACTCCTAGTGTATTAGGATTAACTCCAGGAGCTTCTACATTTTATATACAAGAATCTGGATTTGATGCAGATGGCCAAGCAATGACAGCTTTTGTTACGTCAGGTGATTTTGATATACAAGATGGTCAACAGCTTTTACATATTGGTAGAGGTATACCTGATTTTCAAAACTTAGCAGGTTCGGTAGACGTATCTTTAACATTTAAAACTTATCCTTCTTCAAGTACATCTATTGTTAAAACATCCACTGTATCGACAACTACAACTAAATTTGATATAAGAGGTCGAGGCAGACAAGGACAATTAAAAATAGAAAGTGATGCTATTGGAGATAATTGGAGATTTGGAACTTTACGTCTTGATGTTCAACCAGATGGAGGTAGATAATGAAAAAAGAATTAACACAAAGACAAAAAGATACTTTAAAAAAACATAGCAAACATCATAGTACAAAGCATATGACTATGATGAAAAAAGCAATGAAAAACGGTAAAACTTTTAGTGAGTCACATAAAATAGCTCAGAAGAAAGTAGGAACTTAATGGCTAAAATATCTACAACAAGATTACCTAATGCAACTATAGAATATGATAGAACTCAGTTTGATGTTCTTATTAGATTACTAGAACAAATGATAAATCAATTAAACTTTGGTTATCAAGAAGATTTAAAAGATACTTCTACAGCAAGGAGCTGGTTCATTGGCTGATAAATTTTTAAGTTTTTCTAAAACAGGTTCAGGCAGTTTACAATCTGTTTATACAGTTCCTGAAGGAAATGAAGGAGCAGTGCCTCCTGTTTTTCCTACTACAGCTTTAGTAAAAAGTATAAGAATTTCTAATCCTACAGGAGGAGCGGTTACTACAACAGTACTTATGGTTGATAATAGTAATACTAATTTATCTATAAATTTATATAAAGATTCTCTTGCAGCAGAAGCTGCTCAAGAAGTATTATCTCAACCTATTGTATTAGAAAAACTTGATAAGATAAATATTACAGGAAACGGTGTAACTATTTTAGTAAGTTTAATGGAGATTGCATTGTCATGACATTTAAAAAAGTACAAGAATCTAAACAAATTGGTGTTCAAATTGTTAATGGTAAAGAAATACCTATATTACAACCTGAAGTTTTTATAGAAGTTAAAAACAAATTAACTGGTAAAGAATATAAATCACCTGAAGAAGCTAAAAAAGATGTAGCTGACCCTACTACAAATACTCAAGAAAATCATATAGAACAAAACGTAGAAATTAAAGTTCAACAGTTGCCAGATTTTAGAGGCGAAGTAAAGTACGATTAAGCACCGCACATTTCGCATTCTTCTGGTTCATTAGACATTATTGTTTGTTCTGACTTTTCATTATGACATTTACAGCCTGTTAAATGTTTTTTAAATTCTCTTTCCACGCTAATAAGTCTGCTGTGGTAGTTGGCTAGTTTGTCTGCTAAAAATGCTATTGATGCAGATGCTTCTTCTTGTGTCATAATATCTCCTTATTTAAATTTTTGGGGTAAGAACCACATTACTTTTTTGAAATATTATTTGCAAGAAAACTTTTAAAATTGTTTTCTTGACATTATTTCTTTTTTAACAAA